CTCGAGTGGATATGGGCCGCTACACCATTAAGTTTTATGGTGGATTGGATTCTCCATGTAAATCAATTATTTAGTTCATTAAACGATATTCCTCCAGATATTGAATTTGGTGGTTATACAAAATATGAATTAAAGATGGATCTAAAATTCACTACTCGTCTTCTAGATGGCCAGGACAATTGTGTCATGAGCAATTCAGAAGGACTTTTAACACATCGCGAAGTGTCACGACGCGAGTTCCTTGAAGGAGTAGACTTAAAGAAAGGTGTCGGTTTTAGATTCGATCCTAAATTAAATTTAGGGAAAGGATTAACCGCTGCATCAATCTTTATGCTAATGCTCTCTCGAGGTCGAAAGTCGTAATTTACACTAATATTTTTTAACTATTAATGAGGATACGAACATGTCACAAAAAGCTGACTTAGTTCTGAATGACGGCACATTAGACCGTACATACAAACCCAGTTCAACAACTGGTAACACAACAACCTGGATCGATAGAACAACTTACTCTATCGCAGGAGGACAGTCAGTGGTCACGTTAAAAACGGATCAGCTGAATGCCAAACGTAATACCGATAAAGTCTCTTTAACGGTCGCTCTGCCGAAGGTAGTCAATCAGACTGTCAATGGCGTAGCGCGTGACGCAGTAGTTAGCGTTGGACGATACGTGGGTGGGAATTTCATATTCCCAGGTGATTGGAATGCCGATGATCGCAATATCTTATTGAATATCACTCGTGCCTTAATGGCACATAGTGTAGTTCATGATGCTACTGTGAATCGCGACGCTCCTTATTGAGCGCACTTAGTTGCCTCAACGCCACATTTAACCCATGTTATATCCGTTAGGAGTACATTATGGAAGACAGGATTAAGGTACTTATTGATCTGGCTCGATGCCGGAAAACTGAAGTTGCCTCCATTGTTATTAAGTTTTGTGAAGAAAATGATCTTGAGAGCTTACTTAAATATAAGCTCCCTGGATCCCATTTGCTTCGTGATTACTACTTCCCTAGAAAAGGTGAGAGTAGATCTGACTGTAGAGCACGCGTTTTGCGTGATTTCCGTCACGATTACTTTTTAACCACGACTTTAAAACGTTGTGTTTTCAAAGGTGTAAAAACCCAAGAGGAGATGGAAAAAGATGCATATGATTCATTCATAAAGAATGAAGATAAATGTAAAAAAGCAAATTTAAACTTGCAGCTAAACTCTAATGGCTTAGTGCCAATTGTTGCTGAGAATCTTGCAAAAATCTTAGGACGTTTTAATCCGAAGATCGTTGTAGAAGGTTTTGGACATGGCCCAGGATCGAGTTTTTCTCAATCTATTCAGGGATGTACCCATGTATCAAAGTTCTCACGTTTGCCTTACGTCACTTCAAAGCTTGAACCATTCTCCCGCTCTATAATGGGTGAGAGGTGGTGGCTCGCACATGCGAAATCTGAAGACTGGTTTGATTCAGCCGGAATTCCGATGCTACCTTGTAATGAAGATGACGCGGTCTCTACTTTATGCATCACAGACTGTAATGAATTCATCACTGTCCCGAAGACATCCTTGAAACTTCGGCCTATTTGCATTGAACCCAGCCTTAATCTGTTTTTTCAGAAAGGTGTTGGGTTTGCAATGAGTCGACGTCTCACACGTTCCGGTAATGATATAAAAACTGGACAAGAAAGGAAC